TTTAGTGAAATTCTTAGCTTGGAATTTAATCTCTTCTCCAGTTGATTCATCAACCCAAGTATACCAAGCTCCACTAGTCTGTACCAACTTATATGTTTTCATAGTATTCAACCACGAACCATATCTATCAATACCCCTATCAAAGTAGATTTCAAAATCAACTGCTCTCAATGGCGGTCCCATTCGGTTCTTAATGACCTGAACTCTGGTTTTGATACCAACTGTCTGGTCCACACCACCAACTTTGGAATTAAGTTTACCCATCTGCTTCATTCTCAATCTACACGATGCGTGGAAACCCAATGCTTTACCACCCGATGTTGTATATGGGTCACCAAACGATACCCCCATTCTAACACGTAACTGATTGGTGAATACTACTAAGATACGTTCTCTACCAATAAGATTTGTAATCTTTCTCATTGCTTTAGAGATAATGATTGCCTTTTGGGTTGCGTAACCCGCCTGGTCATAATCTGCTGATAGCTCCACCTTTGTAGTTGCAGCTGCAACTGAATCAACTACGATTGTTACCAACCTATTCTTATCTGATTTACGAATAGATTCAATGATAGAATCCATTGCATCAAAGATATCCTCTACAGTTTCCAATGGAACGTAAAGTAGCTTTTGAGTATCAACACCCAATGCTTCTAAGAATTCTTGATTGATTGCGTTCTCTGTATCAATATACACCGCCAAACCACCCTTCTTTTGAGTGTTAGCCAATGTATGTGCTGATAGTAGAGATTTACCACTTGCCTCAAGCCCAGTTACCTCAACAATGCGTCCTACAGGAAATCCACCATTTGGTCGATTTGATATTGCTAAATCTAGCATATCATCTCCGGTAGACACCCACTCAGTAAGGTCGGTGGGTGTCTGTTCGGAGCCATCAAGAAAGTAAGCTACTTTCGATTGTCCTTTGAACTTTTTGTTAAGATTATCTGCGAGAATTGAGGACAATTCATCACGATTCGTTTTGGACATATCCTAACTTATTAGCTATTAAATAAATCTTCGAATGCGTCTTTCACATCAGCAGTAGTTGCATTTGATACTGCAGTTGGTTCATCACTTTGAGTAGTTTGCGTTGGTTGAGTTTCTTCTTCTTCTGAAGAATCTGCTACCTGTCCAGTTTCCAACCACTTCTCCAACAAACCTTTCATCTCATCGTAGGAGTATTTTTTAAACATACCTGGAAGTTCAATCTGGTCTTTAACCAATTCCAAAACATTCTTATCTTCTGTGATGGCTGTTTGGTTTGGTTTAACTCTGATGTAAGTTTCAGGATAGTTCTTACCTAACTCTTTAGCGGTTTTGAACTCAACAGTTACATCCCTACCATTGGTCGGGTCGGTCAAATCACCATAGTCAGGATCAGCAAAGAATGCCAGCAACTCCTGATACACAGTCTTACCGAATCCCCAAAATTTAACACCTTCAGATTCTTCACCTCTTACAATAACGGGAACATACGTTCTCATTTTAGGAGTAAGTTGTTTTGAAAGATTCCAATCGTTTCTATCACCAGTTGATTTCAATTGGTCAGCGAACTCCATAAGTGGGTCTGCCTCACCATGTGTTTGTGGTGATAGAATATTTTTACCACCAAAGTTGTAGTGGAAAAATAGTTCAATAAAAGGATTTGATGGATTGTGTACATAAGGTACGATTCTTACCTGCTGCTTGCCTGGTTTGGGCTTCCATAAATTATCAGTCTTTGTAGTTTTCGTTTGTAGACTGTCCAAACGGTTTCGGATAGCGTTTAAATCAATTGCCATAATTACTCCATTTTTTAATTAGTTAAACATTTATTTTACAAATATACGAAAGTTTCTTCAAACTTCCAAATTATATTTCACTTTTTATTTTCAACACCACTATTTAATCCCATGTGTTGATATGGTTACAATATACGAAAATTATTTCTAATTTCCAAGTATAAATATAGAAAAGTTAAGAATAACGATACTTCTGAGTTCGGTAATTTGTGCTTATTTGAAAAAGCGTAAGTTCTGTATCATAAAACATCATTTGGTTCAAATTTCCCTTATAATCTGAGCTATACCCGCCTGAACCCCAATATCTCATTGTAGCATCATAACCACCTAAATTTGATAATGTTGTAGCAGTACAGTTCACTTGACCATAAGTAGTTGCTTCACCAATGGCAGCCCCATCTATATACCAATTTGCTTCTTGATTTGAATTAAACGTTACAGCGACGTGATGCCACTCATTATCATTCCATTGGTCAAAAGATGGTGAGTGATAGTACCCACAATTGTTATTGGTTTCAGCATAAAAGAAAGTTTGTCTGAACTCTATATTTTGAAGAACTCCACCATTTTCACCATTTCCAACGATATTATAGTTTGTAGTTGCACTATGTGGTGCCATCCACCACATCAAAGTAGCACCCGCAGAATCCATAGTGAATTCAGCTTCCATATCGATTCTATCATTTACACCATCAAAGTTGAAGTAATTATTCAAAACCTGTGCATTGTTATCGAGTGTTGATGTTTGGCGGAATCTATTTGCACTCCTTTTGGGTGCAATGTTGTTAATGACGCTACTACCTTCTCCAGCTTGAGGCCCACCAAAGGGATTTCCAGCATCTAAATAAAATAAAAGATTCCCAATCCAAATAGGACCACCACCTACATCTGTTCTACCACCTTCTGTGGTAGCGTTTACAATTGTCGTACTCATTTTACATCAACTATTCTAAATAACTTTGTTTTCATAATCTTATACCCATCACCATCGGTTAGAATCATAGAGTTTCGGTAATCTTGCCAATTTACTTGATATGATTTATCAATCACACCACTATTTAACTCTTTGATTAACCTATTTAGCGAGTTAATCGTATACATTGTATTTGATTCTTTTTTTCGGTGTACCATAATGCTATTTGGTAAAAATCTGTTATCTCTGTTTGGTACTATATTGTAACTAACCACCAATTCTTTGGATGGTTCTAACTTTAAAATAAATATTTTTCTACTAAACAACTCACACGTATCGAAAATTTGATTTAAAAGTTCTTCGAAATCAGTCTCTGTAGTAAACGTACATAATAATTGCGTTCTCACTCATTCTCCCCATTAACCTTTACTTCTTAAAGCATTTAATACCTTACCAAGAGGAACTTGCTTAGTACCTTCGAATGTATAGCTGTATCTACCACTATCGTTTGTTCCCATTCTAAATTTAGAGTACTTTAATTCACCAGTAGTTGATGATATGCCATTCAAACCATACCCACTCATAGTAAAGTACCCATCTTGCTTTGTTGTGTTTAAGTAGAATACCACAGTATCACTTAAATCACCAGCAATCTTTTCTTGAACGAACTCTTCAGAGCCAGGATATTGTTCGTATGCAGTACCACCACCATCTTTACTCAAACCATAAACTTTGTAGATTGGTAGTTTGGTTTTACCATATATCATTTCTTTTTCCAGCTCAACCATCTGAGTATATAGGGTTTTTGCATCACCAGATAAATCACCCAACATATTTTTGATAACAATGGCAGATTGGAAGTTGGTAAGTAGTTTAGCTACCTTATCTTTTGATGTAGGTGCTTTTACACTAATCTTAGAGAACCCATCATAATGAAATGCTGGATTTTTCATAGCTGCTTTGTTCAACTCTGTAAGCTTTGAGTTGGTGTTGTTTAACAACTTATCCAATAATATCTGATTTTTGGCGATATCATCGAATGAATCATATATTGATGGTTTTTTAGCTTCGTTCAGTACACCTTCGTGCAATCCTGCTCTGATTAGTTCTTTCTCTAGCTTCTTAACTTCTGATTTTGGTGATTTTTGAAATCCTTTTTCAATTTTTTTGAACAAACCACTAAGTAACTTACCGATTTTACCTATTTTTTCAATTAATTTAGTACCAATACCCTTTATAAAGCTCATACCTCTAGAAAAGAAGTCAGATAACCCCTCATTTAGATGTACACCCTCTAATGCCAATGATTTTACATCATCATTAGATAGTAATCCGTATTTATCCTTTAAAAAACCATATATCTTACCAAGCTGAGCTTCATCCTTAGCTTTCTTTAGGGAAACCTGTAGGAATTTGATTTTTGTTCCTTTTACTGAACACACACCTTTAGAATCAAACTCCACAGCTTTACCAGCGTTCAATGCAGCTATCAACTCTAAGCCAGGCACACTTGATACAACTACATCCGCTGTATTATCCTTTACACCATCTACTAACTCCGAACGTTCTGTCGCAGAATAGTAATTTCTGATGCTTTTGTGGATTAGGTATGGTTTTTTGAATGGAATCACACCCTGTGTAAACTTCGTCATACCCGCCATTAATTGAGCAGTCAAAAAGAAATCACCCAGTGGCATTGTACTCAACTTATTTAAAATATTGCTAGGTGCTGCATACTCACCACTCATAGATAGTGCTTTTTCAAACCTATCCCTTACCGAATCAATTACCTTTGGTAAATCTTCAGAGGTTTTAGCGGAATTCAACTCTTTGAGTACACCAATACCATTTACATACAATCCCATCGCAGCTGCCGTTTCCAACGTATCTGTGTTCCAATTCACATCGGTTGGTTTCTTACCCTTACGCATCTTACCGAACATCGATTTGAGTTTAGCAGCACTACTCTTAATCACATATGTTTTACCACCAGCATCATCTGTTACATATACAACCTTGCCGCTACCCAAATTCACTTCAATTGCATCATCAACTGGCGCTGCTTTCGTAAACGGGCCTTTTGGTACGCTTTCGCCGGGTGGTAATCCTTGTGTAAACAAATCTGATGTGTTTGTTAGTGCAAGGAATTTATCACCAACCATATACTTTGAATCAAAAATCGATGCCTCAGATAAAAGGATTCCTAAACCCTCTACAACCTCACGCATCATCTTTTCTTTTTCGTATTTTGTTAATGCATGTTGTTTAATATCATCTTCTGCATCATCTTTATCTTCACCAGTCTCCGCACGTTTCTCGTCCTCTTCATCACCCTCTTCCCATACATATGATGGTTCATCATCATCATCGCCATCATCATGTAAATGTGCCGATACCGCAGTATCATTTTTACCGACAACCATACCCGATGTTCTATCACCACCTAAGTGAAAGTTTGTAGGTGTTTTTACAGTTGATTCTATAATGTACTCAATTACATCAGAATCAAAATCGTATTCTTCTTCCAATACTTTTCTCAACCCATTAATGGAACTTTCAGATAGTGGGTCTGTTAACTCACCACGTACCTCATTCCACCATATGGTGATTAATTCGTTAAGAAATTCATTCATACTATATCCAGTGTTTCAATATCTGTAGATTTCATTTCAGAATATCTATCTCCAATTTCCATTTTTGCAGGGAATCCATTCCCTTCTATAAGTATCTTTAAATTCTGTAAAATACTAACTTCATCGGGATGTATATCCAATAAATATGAATCATAAGTGTATAAAACCATTTTGGACTTCTTATCTTTTAAAAAGTCTACCACCTTAGTTAGTATTCTCATATTCAACTCCGTTTCTGTTGCTTGGAGTAAATAGTTGAATAGTTTGTTGGCATTCATATCTTTCAAACTACTCTTTGATAATCTCCTACCCAATGGCGTTTTAATATATCCCCTACGATTGAATTCCATCCACATCAAATCAATTTTGTGTGAAACTTTGGAAAACAACGGAATATGTAGATATTCCGATTGTACCCCACCATATAGTTGTCGGAACGTAATTCCCTTTGATTCACCATAGGATACACCATACATATCGGCAAGTGCTTGGTGACCGCTTATATCTATTGGAATAGGTTCATCTACCATTTTACCAATGATACGAGGGTGATATGCATCATAATCAAATTGAATCAACTTCCCCCCTTTGAACCTACTTACGAATCTATCCCTACTCCCATCATCTTTATTCAATGCCGCATAATTTACCCCACCATAATTGTTTGAAGGTCGTGATGTGATAGTGAATGGGTGATACTGAGTCCACTCCATACCCCCTTCGGTTTTGATTCCATTCTTTTCTACTTTGTGAAGTGGCTTGATATAGAAATTTTCAAATTTCTTCACACAATCGAACTCTCCCCCGCCCAAATCGTAATACTCTATGAATTCATCTTTTGTATCTCTGATGGATTCTATATGTTTAGAGATTGGAATAAGATTGTTTACTCCCTTTAGGTTACTGAACCTACGTTGATAGAATGTATGTGTTGGAGTTAGTTTCGATTCCAATGGGTGGTTCGATTGTAAGTACTTAACCAAACTTGCATCATATGAATTTGGAATCTGAATGTGATTCATCAACGATTTGTTATCGTACACATAAGCCTCTTTAAATAGAAACTTAAACTT